TGGGAGAGGCTTTCTTTCAATGGAATATGCAGTTTAATGAAGACAATCCAGATATCGTTGGAGACTTGGAAATTAAACCTAGAGGTGTGGCATCTGTAATGCAGAAAGAAGTGCGTTCTCAAAGACTCACAGCTTTATTGCAAACAGTGGCTAATCCTATGTTAGCACCTTTTATTAAGATACCAAACTTATTAAAAGAATTAGCTATCTCACAGGATATAGACCCAGACAGTCTTGTAAATGATATGAACCAAGCTCAAATATATTCAACCATGTTAAAAGGAGTAATGCAAAATGTCCAAGGAGAACAACAATCAGGAAGTCCTCAAACGCCTATCACCGGTGGTGACCAACCCACAGGTGTGGGAGCCTCTGCAACAACTGCTGCAGGGCCTCAACCTACAGACCTTACAGGGTCTGGTAACGGCACAATCGGAACTGGAGGTGTACCGACTGCAGGGGAGAGCCAGTTTGCTGGCAATGCTCCTCAACTTGAAGAATAACTATGACAATATGAAAAAGGAAGATAAAAAAAAATAAATGGCAATTAATCCATCAGATTTAACAAGTTTTGCGACTACAGGACAGGAAGCACAATTGTCAGGTCAAGGAGTAGACCTTGATTTTCAAATGCAACAACTTCCCGGAGTGGTTAAAGGGGTAGATAAAATAAAAGCAACTGATATTGCTATTAGAAATAAACCTTTAACCTCTAAAGGATTAGGTGTAGAGGCTGAAGAAGATGATGAAGACACTACTACAGATGCTTTGACAGCATTACGAAGGTCTGTTGCTAACGTAGGCAGCACACCAACTAAGTTTGATGTGACACCTGACCTTGAACCTGTGTCAGGCAATAACTATGCATTTAGCACCAACAACGTGTCAGATATGAGAATACCTACTAATATAGGTCTTCTTACTCCCAGTCAAGGCATATCAGAAGGTTTAAAAGATCAAAAAGATGAGTATTATGATTATTTAGATGAATTATCTTCTTCTTTAGCACAGCCTCCAAAAGGGCCTCCAGAAGGGGTGGCTACGGCAAGAACAGTTTCTAGTGTAGCAAGTTCACTTACACAAGACCCAAAGACTGGTGAATATATAGCAAAAGGTATAAAATTTTTTAATCCTGATTCTAAAATTACAGGGGCTCAAGTAAGCAAAACAGTAGGAAATATAGCAGCAGGTGCAGGGACTGTAGTATCAGCCTACTCTGCTTATGATGCATTAAAAGGTGGTATTGACAGCCCTCAAGAAGGAATTCAAGCTCTAGCTGGTGTTTCAGGAGTAATATCAGGTCTTGGTTCACTGGGTTTTATAAGTAATCCTGCTTTGTTAAGTGCAGCAGGCCCTATAGGTTGGGTAGCAGCAGGAGCTTTAATGCTAGATCAACTAGGTGTTTTTGGAGGTAGAGGTAAAAATAAACCCCCAATGGGTGGTGTAGAATTTAGATTAGTTGATGATGCAGGTAAACAGTATTCAAATGTGCAAGAAGGACAAAAGAGAAGAATAAAAGCTGTAAACCCTCATAGCTACAACGGTTTTAATTCTAGTGCTCTATTATCCCAAGCGAACAAAAACGTGGATTACTTGTATGCATTTGCAGATGAATTTGGTTTGAAGATAAATGAAAGTGCTTGGGCAAATGCTGCGTTTGGACAAAATAATGTACCAATGTATATGACTAGAGGAAGAGAAGCACCATACAGAAGTGCACTTGAAAGAATAGACTCTGCAGGTGATGGTTCTGTAAGTCCAAGCGAATGGCTAAGACACGCTATGGAATATGAAGGGCCAAATGGAGAAAGAATAATTGAAGGGGATATATACAAAGGTGTAAGAATAGGCCCTAATGGAATGCCGATGAAAGTAGGATATAAAACACAAGAAGAATTTCAAGAGGCAGTAGCTGATTTTAATAAAAGATTTTACGGTTAATAGGAGTAAACATGTTACAATTTTTAAGCCCAATAGCAAATTTAGCAGGGACATGGTTAAAAGGTAGACAGAAGAAAGCAGAAATAAAACAGAAGCTAGAAGTAGCAAAGATAGAAGCACAGGTAAAAAGAGTACAGAGTGATGCAAACTGGGAAGAGAAAGCAATGGATGCTTCTGCAGATAGCTGGAAAGACGAGCTCTGGACAATTTGTTTCATCTCTATCATAGTAGCGTGCTTCATTCCTGCTGCACAGCCATATTTATCTGACGGGTTTAGGTTCTTGAGAGAAGACTGCCCTGATTGGTTAAGCTGGGGTATTCTTGCAAGCATCGGTGCTAGTTTTGGTTTGAAATCAATAGGACAATTTAAAAAATGATTACTAAAGACACAAGAAATAAATTAATAGAAAAACTTATTTTGCATGAAGGTATGAAGTTAAAAGTGTACGATGATGCAAATGGTAAAGAGATAAGAGCTGGAGACACTTTAGTTGGGCATCCTACTATTGGTGTAGGTAGAAATGTAGCTGGAGATGGTCTTGGTATTACAGAAGAAGAAGCAAAGATGTTACTGTCTAATGATGTAAACAGAGTGTTAAGAGAGGTAAACCATTGGATGTTTATGGAAAATTTAAATGAACCTAGAAAAACTGTAATTATAGACATGGTATTTAACATGGGTGTGTCTAGATTTAATGAACAAGAATGGCCTAAGTTTTTTAAAGCTGTAATGACTGCTAATTATAAAGAAGCTAGTAAACAAATGTTAGACAGCAAGTGGGCAGGTCAAGTAAAAACAAGAGCAAACATATTAGCAAAAATGATGGAAACTGGTAAATGGTCTTAAATAATCAACAGATGAAAATGGGCGAAGATAGACCTGTAAATATAAGAGAAATGGATTTTGAGTTTCTTACTAAAAATGATCCTGCAGTAGAACCTCAAGACGCAGCTTTAAGAATGAAAAAAAACTTATCTCCTGAAGAACAAAAAGAGATGGCGGGGTTAGTTCCTTACATAGAAAGATTTTTTATACTAAATTATAAAGCAGAAACAGGCGATTACCCACCTGAGCCTAATATAGAACCAGAAGGCGGTGGTGGTATTACTATAGATGAATATAGAGGTATGAGTAACGAAGAAAAAATTGCTAACTCTATGGATGAAAATATAAAACCTGTGTTAAAACCAAAATCTATATATGATAAAAGTCCTAGTGCTTACCCTAGCCCTATGTCTGTTGAGGCACCAGAGATGGAGCAAGCTGTACAGCAACCGGAACAAAAACCTGTTGAACAACCACAGGAATCACCCGTTAAAGAACCACCAATGATGCAAGAAGGTGGAGACGTTGAAGAAGAAAAACCTCAACAAGCGAGTAAAGAACCTGTGCCAGTAGGGCCTGTGGGAGAGATAGATGTAGAAGGAAAAGATCGTTCTGGCGTAGCTGATGATATACAAGTAAAAGCAGATGGTTTTGTATTGAGCAGAGGTGCTGTTATAGCAAACGGCAAGATGTACATAAAAGAAGTTATACAAGATGCTATAGATAATTTGAAAGAAAAAGGAATAGAATTAGACACGTCTGAAACACCAGAGAAAGCAGAAGACATATTAATATCAAACGGTGAGGTAATTATACCAGACATCATCGCACAAGAAATAGGATATAAAAGATTAGAAAAGATGAATAAAAGAGGTGAAGAACTAACAGAAAAGCTGATAGCTGAATACGAAGCTGGGCAGCAACAACAGCCTCAACCACAGATTAAAGCACCTTTTGAGCAGGCTCCTAAGAAGACTGCTTTTAAGGAAGCTAAACAGAGTTTTAGTTGATGATAACTAAAAGTTCCAGCCACCCGAATTGCCTCGGCACTGGATTTTTTATAAACCCGTAAACAGCCACCCTCGTAAGAGGCACTGAGAAAGGAATAGTAAAATGGCAAAAAGAAAGACTAATGTACGCAACAAAGCAGAAGCACTAAATACAGACCCTCGTGAAGATATGTACAAGGGAAAGGACAGAGTAACTACTGCTGAGGAAGAAGAAACAGAAACTGAGGACACTGACATCAAGGCCACGA